CGTTCGCTGAATAGCTGACGGTGAACAGCATCAGGATGCTGTTATCCGATGGAGCCGTCACCCCGGGAACGGTGATGCTGGCGTAAGCCCCTCCGGTGAGGGGGGTTGCGTGAGCCCCGATGACCCTTCTTGCCGGATCGGTTCCCCGGTAGACGTTTCTGAGCCCATACACCATCGCGTAGTTCGTATTGCTTCCGGCTCCTGCGACGAGCCCGTTGCTGAATGCCGCCGAGCTGCCGAGAGTCCCTATGGCAAGCGTGCTCATGCTGTAGACGGGCAGATCATTTTCAGGCTGACGATTCCCGAACGTAGCGCTATTCGCCCCACTTGTCCCCGACTTCTGCGTGACCGTCCTGTTCGCCAGCTGATTAGACCCAGAGGTGTAGCTGTTGTACCGAGTGTCGGTGGTGAACGTCATGAACCCGTCCCACGATATGACGAGGTCCGTGGCCGGGACGATTCCGACGGGGGCGTTGAAACTTGAGACCCACGCGCCAGCGGAGTCATCCCGGGGGTTCATCTGGTAGACGGTCGGCAGATTTACCACTGTAGACGTGATGGAGATCGGCATGTCGGACTGGGCGTTCTGTCCGAGCGCATCCGTCACCTTGACCCTGAAGATCCCCGTTCGGGTCGCCGCGGTGATCAGGGCATCAGTTGCGAAGTAGAACGTCGTGGACGTGACGACGCTCTGCGTGATGTAGCTCGATGGCTGGGACACCCACTCGTAGGTGTAGGTGTACGGGGTCTTGCCGTTCGAGGCCGCCGCCGTGACCAGTGTCGTGCCGATATTGCCGATCCCGATCGACTCGCTGTACGGGTTCGGAGTGAGCGACACCGAGAGCGCTGCCACCGTGTAGGCCAGCGTGACGACCTTCGTATCCGTCGCGCCGAGCGCATCGGTCACGGTGATGCTGAAGCTGCCGTTGTAGGCTCCACCGGGAGCGTTCGTCGTGTCGACCCGGAACGAGTCCGCATCCACCGCGACGATCCCGACCTGAGTGGAAGGCCGGGCAATCCATGCCGTCGTATAGACGTAGGGAGCTACCCCGTTCGTGGCGCTCGCGTCGATCTGGGTCGCGCCCGTCTGGGTGTGCGTCATCGCCCCGGCGATCGAGGTTCCCGTCAGGCTCAGCGTCAGGAGCGGAACCGCGAAGTTCACGGTCACGAGATCCGTGTCGCGCTGCCCCAGAGCGTCGGTGGCGGTGACCTGAATCGTCCCCTGCTTCTGCCCACCCCGCGCGCCGGACGTGACCAGCCGGATCGTGGTCGGGTTGTCATTGCTGAACGACACCCCCTGCGGAACCGCAGTGATCCACGCCCACGCATAGGAGTATGCCGTCTTGCCCTTGACCGCCGCCGCGACGGCAGTGACCGTGCCAGTGGCGTTCGGGCCGAGTCCTTCTGTGATGGTCTTCGGCATCAGGTCACCTGAACGTCGAACGCGGTCACGGTGATGGTCACCGGCAGGCTGGCAGTCGCCGTGTCGCCGACCGTGTCCGTCACGGTGGCCTTGAGCTGGAGCGAGTACGTGCCGCCCAGCGCGTTCGTCATGTCGATCACCACGGCATTCGAGGTCGGGACCAGAGCGAAGCCAGCGCCGGCCGCGCCGATCAGCTCGAACACGTAGGAGACGTATGGAGCCGTGCCGTTCGAGGCTGTAACGGATACGGACGACGACGACTGCCCGGTGTCGAAGGTCCCGGTCAGGGATGCCTGATTCCACACCAGCGCGAGGATCGGAACGCCGGAGCCCGACGGGGTGATGTACACGTCATTGCCAGCTGTCGCCGTGCCAGTGATCGGCTGCACCGTCTCCAGCACATAGCCCGATCCGTCGAGCGCCGCCTCACCAGCGAACCACCCGCCCGCATCCAGCTCGATGTAGATCGTGTCGCCCGCTGACCACGTCAGAGGGATCGTCGTGGTGAAGACCGTCTCGCCCGCGTAGACCGTGTCGGCGAGGATCCCGCTCGGCAGGTAGCGCGAAGAGAGCGGCGCGGCCGGAGACGCGATGAAGTCCTCCGAACTCTCCATTGCCTCCTCGGGCGACGGACGATAGAGCGCGATCGCTTCGTCCATCGGCGGAGGGAATTCCTGCGGGTGCTTCGGCTCCCACCATTCCGGAGCCACGAGAAGCCCGGGATTGTGCCCGTCGCGCACGAGGCGATCGAGCAGCACGCGCTGGCCGGATCTCTGACAGATCCCCCACGCCTTTCTACCCCGGGCGTACTTGCTCACCGACGACCCCTGCCCCTACCCCCTCGCGAGGCTGCCGGAACGACCCGGATATCCCCGCGGTTCTTCTGGGCTGCATTCGCCAGCTTGAACGCCTTCACGGCTCGGTACTCCAGCCGCGCGATCATCTGCTCGGGAGCGAACTTCTCGCCCAGCTTCAGCGCCAGCCCGGCGCAGAACGCCTCGCGCATGTAGTAGGGAATGTCTGGAGTGTTCAGCGAGCCGCCCGCGTCGGCGTACTTCCGCATGGCGTCGATGATCAGGGTGTCCGTGGAGTTCTCGGGAACCGGCCACAGGGAGATAGTGATCGAGTTCTGCCGCTTGTCGATGAAGTATTGAGCCGGCCGCCCCTGCGTCGTCTTCGTCGGGATGTCGAGCCATTCGTCCCGACCCATCGGGGTGAGGGTCGTGTCGACAGACGATCGCCGCAGCGAGACCATGTTCAGGTCGATGATGCGCCCGTCTACGCTCGGGTCGACCGTATAGGTCTGCGTCCCCAGAACGAGGGGAACAGTGATCCGGTCGATCCTGAAATCTTGCTGATCTTCAGCCGCCCACTCGACCAGCATGAGGTTGATGGACCTCCGCGCCGATATGACATGCGAGATGTCTACCGTCGAGGGGTCCACCCTGCATCGCTCGAAAGCCTCGTCGATGCACTCAGCCAGCTCGGGCGACCAGAGGTAGGTTCCACTGGTTGCCATGTGCTACTACTCGCCTTGACTGATCAGGATCCTGACGTTCCCGGTTCCAGCCGTGATGTTCACTCGAAGCGCCATCATCGTAGCCGTGCTGTTGAACGAGGTCGAGGCCGACCCGCTCGCAATCAGGTTCGTCCAGTCCGCACTCGCCGCCGCGACAAGATCTTCCGAGTTGTCGTAGGGGTTCGCAAGGCCCCGGCGAATGTTGTCCAGCGTGTAGTCCACCGTATACGTCACGGTTCCGACGGCGATCGCCTGAACCGTGAGCGTCTGCGTCGATCGGTCGATGGGGATGTAGGTCGCCCCCACCCCCGTCGGAGTCGATACGCGAATGACCCTATTCATCGGCATGGTAGTCTCCTATCAGCCGGTGAATCAGCCTACGAACTGGGCGACGCCGCCTGCGTTCTCGGTGGTGTCGTTCAGGTACAGAAGCACCGTCATCAGGTTCGTGCCGTTCATCGTGCCGGCCGGCGTGTAGGTGCCGCGAACGTCACCCGTGATCGCGGTGGCCGGAGAGGTGGCAACCGCAGCAACCACCGTGCCAGCGTCGATCGCGCCAGCTACCCGAGCTGCCATCACGTCCGAGACGTTGACGCACTTGTACGGGAAGCCGAACTTGATGCCGACGCCCGCGCTGATGTTGCCAGCCGTGAGCGCGCTGACAGCGATGCGAGTGACGGTCTTGAACGCCTTGTTGCCCTGAACCGTGGTGACACCGTTGAAGGTGATGTTCTCGATGAGCACGTCATCGAAGATGTCCGTGCCGTAGACGGTCGCGACCTGAGTCGTGTCGCCTGCGCCTGCCGAGACGATCGTCACGTTCCGCGCGAAGTCATGGATAGAGACTCCAGCGACGGCAAGCGTGCCGTTGATGGTCATGTCGCCGGCCGCACCGCGAGCCTGAGCCGCAGCGACGCCAGTGGCGGCAGCCGCAGCCGGAGCGATCCGCAGAAGCCACATATGCGGGAGCCGGATCCCGCGCTGCGAGTTTTCGTTGTGTCTGTGGTAGAAATCCCCGGCGAACATTGATTCAGCCGTCGAGATATGGTGACGCTTCCCTGCCATTTCAGATCTCCAGTTCCATCAGGAGCGCCCGTCCCGCGGCGGGCAATGTTGCGGGAGAGAGAAACGGATCCAGCCACGGAGCTGCCATGGCTGGATCCGGTCGGTCACTCAGACGCTATTACGCGCCGGAGCTGCCGAAGGCACCGCGGTAGTCGCTCCATCCGAAGACGTAGCGCTCACGAGCCTTGTACCGCATGTTGCCGGTCTCGAAGTCGCCCTCGATCCCGCGCTGGAGCTTGATGCGGCTCATGTGCTTCAAGCCATCCATGCAGTCGGTGATGATGAACCACGCATCCGGGTCGGTCAGACGATGGTTCTCGAACGCGCCGCCGGGCAGCTTGCCCTTGCTGCGAATCGCGTTGATATCATTGTCGCCGGTTCCCGGCCGATACTCGCTCTTCAGCAAGCGCTCGGCGACGAACGCGAGGTCCGTCGGGATGTAGAGTTTCATCGGCCGGATCGAGGTCGGGATCCCACGCTCGTCGACGAGCTTCGCAATCGCGATGCACGCCTCTTCAAGTGAGGTCTCGGACAGGTCGGCCTGAGTGGTGAACGTGTTCGACTGAGTGCCGCCGCCCCAGAGAGGGTGAGCAGTCGAGAACAGCGCGACGCCGTCCCCACCCAGAAACGAAGCGGAGAAGCCGTTGTTGAAGACGGCAGCGCCCTTCACGTCCTTCGTGTGAGCCATCGAGCGTGCGAGTGCCCGTGCGTACTTCGCACCGATCGAGCCGTACAAGCCGTCCTCTTCCGCTTCCTCGGTGATCGAGAATGCGAGAGCGATCGTCTCGTGCACGTATCGAGCAGTGTAAGCCTCGCCGCCCATGTCGTATGCCACCGGAGAGCCTTCCGGCTTCACGGGTGCACCGGCCAGACCGGCGAGCAGCACGTCTTCCTCGTATGCCTTGTTGCTGTTCGTCACCTCGAAGGCAGGGGTCCATTCCTGCTCGTAGCGACGGTACTCCATTCCGAAGACCGTGTTGAGGCCCTCTTGCAGTTGCTTTCTGAACTGCGCGCGATTCATGACCATGGTCTAACTCCTTGCCGTTATGGCTGGGCTGGCTTACTGAGCGATCAGCGAGCCGGCGAACTTCTCGTGCGTGAAGATGCGGCAGCGCACTTTCGCAAAAGCACCATAATCCGACATGGTCATCCCGTCGGGGCCTTCCGCCAGTCCTTCGACCTTGAGCTGCGGAGCACCCGCCTGCGCTCGGTCGATGTAACCGCCGGATCGTCCGGTCCGCGTGGAGCCGGTTCCGTTCTGCCACTCGTATGCCTGACCGACATCGGCCGCGGCGATCGTGGTGATCTGAACGGTGAACTCCATGAACGGATCGTCGTAGACGTAGCATTCCACAACGGTCGTCGCGTCGGTCAGCGCTACACCGGGCCAGAAGGGCGAGAATACGATCTGCCCGCTGTTGTCGATGTAACGGCAGCCGGCGAATACGCCGAGTGCGCGAGCCGTCGTGCCGTCCGGGGTCAGCTCGATCTCGCGAGCCGTGCCGGTCGAGCGAACGAGGTCGCCGCCGAAGAGAGCAACCGCGTAGTTGTACGCGATGTTGTACGCAGAGACGCGGGAGGTTACGCCACCCGCGACGCTGTGATAGGGCCGAAGACCCTGCGGAGTGTTGCTGTTTGCCATTTTGCCTGAGTGTCCTTACTCAATCGTCGGCAGCCTCCACACTTCGACCCACGATCGGGCGGGTCGGGTATGAAACTGTCGACTTGCGGCTACGGTGAATCGGCGCTCCTTCAACCTGCACGCGATCGAGATCCTCTTCGACGGAGTTCATCTGCCTATCGGCCATGTTGCGATAGTAGGCTGCCCTCTGTTCGTAGGTCTCTCTCGGCATCTCGCAGAGCATCAGATCGTCGACGACGAAGTGACCACCCTTCTCGTGCGTCTTGCTCGCCATGAAGAAGAAGTCATCGGGGACCGAAGAGATCGGCCGCGGGCTCCACCCTTCACGGGTTCGCATGTTCACGTTGCGGGGGTCTTCCTCACCTTTCATCGAAACGCGAATCCAGCGCTGCACGAATCCCGGACGCGGGTCCGGAGCGGCAAGGCTGGAAGGGCGGACCCACGGCGCAAACCGCTCGGGTCGGTGGGTGGCACGTTCGTCCGCCAGCTCGTCCACACGGCTGGCGTGCTCGCGGCTTTCGCTGCGAGGGGGCTCATTGTCCTGAACCCGGGGCTTTCTGACATCGTTCATCGGGCGTCCTCCGTTGCGGCGCTCTGCCGCTTGCTCCGGGCGTACTCCTTCAGCACTTCCGGATCTTCCGTGTTCAGCCCGAATGCTCGCATGTTCGCGAAGTCGGCACTCGTCAGTCTCACGCGGTTCGAGTTCTGGCGAGGTGCGCCTCTCCCATCCACGTCGCTGTCAGCCCCCGCCACGGGGCTGGTATTCCGTCGACCCTGAGCACGACCACGATCACGACCGTCACCCACGTCGGGCTTCGAGTCGTCGAACACCTCGGGGTGCTTCTCGCGCAAGCGGCGGTTCAGCTCCACGAAGTAGTCCGGATCCTTCGGATCGTAGCCGTCGGCGAACACTTCCTTGTCCAGCCGGTTCAGGATGCGAGTCTGTCGCTCGAAGCCCGGCCTCTTGTACCAGTCGTCATGACCGGAGAGGAAGGTCTCAAGCTCCTCGTTGCGCGCCGGCTGGGCAGCCCGCGGAGCCGGCTCGGGATCATCCTCCCGAGTGAACTCCGCCGCCACCTTGCGGGCCTTGAGGTCGCCCAGCTGCGAGGTCAGCTTGACCTGCAACTTCGTGTCCTCGGCCTCCAGCGCGCGTTCGAGGGAGGTCTCGGCTTCCGTTATCTGGTCGTCGAGAGCCTTGAGGGAATTCTCGCTGTTCGCCTTCCGGGTCGTCCGAAGCTCAGCTTCAAGATCGGCGAGGCGGCGCTCGGCGGCATCAGCTCGATCTCGGTCACGCTTGCGGGCTTCCTTCTCGCGCTCCAGCCGAGCGTCGAAGTCGTTCTTTCGACCCTTCCGCGGCTCGTCCGAGTCATCATCGGGGCGCGGTGCGGCCCGGTTACTCGGCAGATCCCCGAACAGGTCATCACCATCATCGCCTGCGTCCGGCTCAGCGAGGCGGGCGCGGCGGCGAATCCCGGTGTCCTTCTCTTCGAGATCGACCTCCAGCTCCCGGCCCTCTGGGTCCGGGTTGCCATGGAGATCCTCGAACTCGATCACGTCGTTCTTCGACATATTCATCCCTCCCTCGGGATTATTCATCATAGGCGCAGCCTATGCAAGCCACCCTCAGACGTAGTGCTTGACTATCGTCGGGGCCTCAACC